ATAAAAAATAAACACCTTAAAAATCAGTAAAATGAAAACCGAAATAAAACAAATCCTCATTATAATTATAACATTTATACTACTATTTGGTATCTCTTTTTTGCTCGATCTTAAAATAATACAGCAAAATAAACTAAGACAATTTTTGGTATATTTCCTATTCTTAATACAGTTAGTATTGTCTGTTAATTTATTTAAAGAAGTTTCTAAATAAACAAACGGAATAAAGTTACCACTTTTTATTATTACATCACAGTAGTTTTACAACCAATAAAATTACTAAATGTCAATAATTCAGAACGCATTAACAAATTTGCTGCCAGCAAAAAAGAGATCGGAGACTCTCGTAACAGGAGTCTCTAATTTCTTAGGTTTCTCTGCGTTTGGATCTCAAAAACAAACCTTAAATGTAACACCTTCCAAAGCATTAACGCTATCGGCGTTCTATAATGGTATCGAAATATTAACAAATGATATTGCGTTACCATCAAAATCTGTTTACAAAAAAGACGGTAAAAACCGTGAAGTAGTATCAGATCATCCTGCAAATTATTTAATTTCAAAACGACCAAATCAATATATGACATCTTTTATGTTTCATAAAATGATGGCGCAATTTGCAATATTAAAAGGGAATGCGTATGTATTAATAGAGCGTAACAAAATAACAGCAGCGCCAATTGCGTATCAGTTAATTGTGCAGCCTGTAAAAGTAGTTGTTTCAAATGCGCAATTATATTATAAAGTAAAACACAAACACAAAACAGTAACCTATGATGCAACCGATATTATACATATACCAGGTTTCTCATTAAATGGTATTACAGGTATTGGTATAGTAACATTCGCTGCACATTCTTTGGGCGTATCATTATCGGCTCAAAATTATTCATCAGAATATTACCAATCTAAAGGTTTGGGATCTGGTTATATTAAATCAGATAAAGAAATAAATGGAGATGCAAAAACCGAAATCGGTAATGCATTCTCAGACATATTATCAACAAATGACCCTTGGAAAGTACCTGTATTAGATGAAGGAATGTCATTTCATCCAATACAAATAACTGCTGCCGAAGCTCAATTTTTAGCAACCAGTAAACACGGTATCGAAGAAGTGGCGCGTTGGTTAAACATTCCACCACATAAATTAAAGAGCTTATCCGATAGTAATCACAGTATTACTGAAATTGGAGAAATAATTCACAATCAGGATTCTGTTTTACCTTGGGTAACCAAATTTGAACAGGAATATGATGCTAAGATTTTCACCGAAAAAGAAAAACACACCCATTTTGTGAAATTCAATATGAATACGCTAATGCGTGCAGATATTAAAAGTCAAGCAGAATACTTCTCAAAAATGGTATTTAATGGAGTAATGGATCGTAATGAAGTAAGAGCATTATTAGATATGAATGCAAAAGAAGGCTTATCACAACCATTAACGCCAGTTAATACACAGATAATGGATATGGTATTGGCGAATTTGAAGAAAATAGAAAACGAAAATAAAAAAACAGCGTAATGAATAAAACATTAACAAGAACAGCACAGGTAAGAGGTATCACCGAAGAAATGAAAGAAAACAGACAAGTAGAGTTTGTAATTTCATCTGAGGCTGTAGATAGTTACAATACTGTTTTTACCAAAAGAGGTTGGCGACTAGATCGTTATAAAAATAACCCAATAGTATGTTATCAACATCGCGCATTTTCCGATGATCCCGATAATGTAATTGGTGTTTCTGAAGTGTTTTTTGATGGCGAAAAACTAATTGGCAGAGTAACGTTTGAAGATGCAACAACAAATCCAAAAGCAGAGAAAGTATTTCGTAAAGTGTGTAATGGTACCTTAAAAATGGCATCAATTACCGCTATTATAGAAGAGGCTCGTATGGGAAAAAAGGAAGAAAAAGAAGATCCAGAAGTTATTTACTTCACCCGTCAAGAATTGTTGGAATGGTCCATAGTAACAATAGGATCAAATCCTGATGCATTAAAAAGAAATAAACAAGGTATCGATGAAATATCTACCGAGTTAATCAAAAATATAGAGGTGGATGTTTCGCCTGTAGAATCGCAAAAACGAGTTTTAAAAACATTATCGGCTCGTAATAAGTTTAATATAAATAATAAATAATTTTAAAATGAAAAAAAGTAAATTTTTAAAAGAGAAAAGAGCCGAGAAAGTTAAGGCTCAAAGTGAATTAATTAAAGTCTTAAATTCTAGATCAGAAGGTGAGCAAGTATTTACCGATGAAGAACAAACCAGATTCGATGTTTTAGATACCGAAATTGCGGGTCTAGAAAACGACATTAAAAAAGCTGAACGTATCGAAGCGGCACAATTAAGAGCAGCAGCACAAGCTGGTGATCCTGTTCCTGGTGATGATGCAGATGATGATGCACCAAAACAACGTTATTCATTGCATAAAGCGTTAAGATCTCAAATGCAAAACGGACCCGAATTAACAGGTATTGAGTTAGAAGTGCATAATATCATTCAAGAGCGTGCAAAAGAAGCAGGTATCACATTAAGAGGTGTGGCAATACCAGTATCTACATTTGTAGAATCTAGAGCAGACGGACAAACAGTTGATTCTGATGCTGGTCTCTATGGTGCTGCATTAGTAGCAACAGAACATCGTGGTGTAATTGATTTATTAAGACCAAATCCAATTATGGCACAAATGGGTGCAACATACTTACGTGGTTTATCTGGTAATATTGAATTAGCAGTAAATGAAGGTGGTATTGTAGCAACTTGGGAAGGTGAAAGTGATGCGGTAACTGCAACAAAAAATAAATACACCAAAAAAGAAATGAAACCAAAGCGTTTATCTGCAACGGTTCCAATTTCTTTAAAGAATATTCACCAATCTTCTATCGATTTAGAAGCATACACAATGAGCGAAATCAACAAACAAGTTGAATTGGCTGTAGATTCTGCTGCAATTAATGGTTCTGGTACAGGTAATGTTCCAAAAGGAATCTTAAACGAGGCAGATGTAAATGTAATTGCAATGGGTGCTAATGGTGGTGCGCCAACTTGGGATGCGATTGTTGATATGGAAACTGCTGCAGAAGTATCAAATGCAGGTACAGTATCGGCAAAGTATTTAATTAACTCTGCAACAAAAGGGAAATTAAAAACTACCAAGCACAATGCAGGTGATGCAAATTACTTAATGACAACCACTAACGAGATTAATGGTTATGCAGTAGGTGTTTCAAACTTAGTGCCATCAGACCTTACTAAAGGAACAGGTACAGATTTATCTGTAGCTATTTTTGGAGACTTTAAAGAAGTCTTAATTGGTCAATGGGGATTTGTAGATGTAATTGTAGATGAAATCACTCGTAAAAAAACAGGTGATGTAGAACTTACAATTAACTCTTATATGGATGTTTTGGTACGTCAACCAAAAGCCTTCACGGTTGTTAAAGATTTAGATTTAGCATAGTTTTTTTTTATTAATGAGGGAAAAGTTGGTGGTTATAATCACCACCAACTTTTTTTTATAAAAACCAATAAAATGGCAAAACAAACAAACAAAGCAGACAAAAAAGAGGCTAAAAAAACATTAAAAATAAAATTTGTGAATTCACCAACAGGTGTTTACAAACTAGCGTACAACGTTGGTGATGTGGCTAAATTACCAGCAGCATTAGCAACCGAATTAATAGAGGCAAAATATGCCGAATTAACAAAATAAAATGGCTACGTACTACAACATAACAGGATCAGTAACCGAGGTAATAACCTTAGAGCAAGCAAAACAACAGTTGCGCATTGATCCTATTGTTGTACACGAAGATGCAGAAATTGAAGCATATATTACTGAGGCGCGAGAAATTGCCGAGAATTACATTGGGCGCTTAATTGGTGAACGTAATTTAGAAGTACGCTCTAGTGGTTTTATCACCAAAATAAATGCAGCGTACACGCCAATTAATAGTATAGATAGTATTAAAGCAAAACTAGATGGTGGTACCACGCAAACATTAGTTGCCAATACCGATTTTTCTTTACAGAATTTAAGCAAAACAAAACAGCGTATTGTATATGTAGATAAGAATTTAGGAGCATTAGATACCATTTTTGCCACACCAGTAACGGTAATTGCAAAAGTAGGTTTTAATACCACAAACTGCCCAAAAGCAATTATATCTGCAATGAAATTAATATTGAGCAGGTTGTACGAATTTAGAACAGACAACGCGCAAGAAAAGACATTGGCAAGTACCAATATTTTGCGAGCATATAAATCTTGGAGTTAATGCATTATGAGCGACAAAGTTTACATAGGGCAACTAAACCAGCGAGTAGAGATTTGGCACATAGATCCAACCAACAAGTCG